GCCTATTGAGGCTGGCACCGCAGGCGTGCGCCGGCGAGGCGGTGAAAGGGCGAGATTGAATACTTCCGGATCGATTGATCTTCCTCTGATCACGCGGTTTTCGGTGTCGCTGATTTCCTGCAATTCGAACAGCCTCCGCCTGCCATTCACTGTCAGGCCCGCAACATCGCCAAGGCCAAGTGCAAGCCGGCTCGGCGGCAGCGCAAAGTCAGCGCTTTCGCGGCCGGCCCATAGATCCTGTAGCCAGATTTCCGCACGCCGCCCGGCTTCGCTGTCATTGGTGACAATGGCGAGGTCGGCATGGGCGCTGCGCCTTGACACGCCGGCCAGACGCCGCGAGGCAGCAGCGCCGCGCTGATAATCGGTGCCGATGTCAGTAAATCCGATTGTCACTTCGCGTGGCAGGTCACCTTCCTGCATACGCGTCAATCGCGTCGGTGGTGTTTCCTCCGGCAAAACCAGATCGTCTTCGGTCAATTCGATCACGGGCGCGCCGCCACGCTGGCGAAAACGCAACATGCCGTCCTGCTCGAAGGCATCGAAGGAAAATGCGAGCGCCAGCGGATCAAGCATGGCGCGCGGGGTCATCGGCCGGTCCACCACGTAGCCGTCCGGTCCCTCGCCTAGTCCACTGGAGTCGATCCCGGTTACTCCGCTATCGGCAAGGATCGTCGAAACCAGCGCGTCGAGAGGCGTCGATCCGAGCCGTCCCGTCAGCCAATGTCCGGTTTCCCAGTTGGCCGCATCGCTCCACGCATCGGTCGCCGCAGGAAATGCGGGATAAGGCCGCGCATCCCAGGTCCACAAATGGATGCCGTCCGGCGCGACCATTCGACCGTCATAGATAGGCGAGATGGAGTTAAGCACGGCTGCCCCGAAGGCAGGATCGAACGCGCCAAGCACCGCTTCGAGGTAGCGCCGCTGAATCAGATCGTCGCGTTTACCGCTGGAAAAATGGGGAAGACCCGCTTCTGACGATTTCGGATCTGGGAACACACTGGGTTGATTGGCGCCGTTATCGACGGCGGGGCAGCCTACCTCGGTGAGCCAGATCGGTTTCGACCTTGGTATCCACGCCGTTGCGTTGGCGAGTTCTGCGCCACCGACACGCTCTCGGTGCGGCTGCGACCAGAAATTCCATAGATCTTTCTGGCGGAACATCCAGGGTTTGCCGAGTCCGTCGGAGATTGTGCTTCTCGTCTGGGCATTCCGTGCGGCGTCGTCGGCGTAAAACCATTCGTAGCCCTCACCGCCCGCAAGATTGCCCGTGAGATATGCCAGACGATACGGATTGTCGGTCAGCGCTCTATCGAGTTGATTGCCCGCGCCGCGCCAGTCGGACAACGGCGCGTAATAGTCGATGCCGATGACATTGATCGAGGGCGAAGCCCACAATGTATCGAGAGGAAAGCGCACTTCATTGGCGGCAGCGTCAACCACATGCGATCCGTATTCAGTCCAGTCGGCACCGTAGGTCACGACAGTACTCGCACCGACGATTGCTTTTACATCGACCGCAAGCGTGGCCAGCGCGTCCACCGCCGGATAGACGCCGGATGCCGAACGGACGCGGGTGAGCGATTTCAATTCTGAACCGATCAGAATGGCATCGACACCACCGGCATTTGCCGCCAGCGAGGCGTAATGCAGAACCATCTCACGATAATTCCACTGGTCGGGGCCACCACTGAAAAAGGTGCTGATCTGCGTTCCCGCACCAGCAGTCCCGTCGGGCGATCCACCCTGCCCTGGTGCCGGATCGCACGTGATGCGCCCACGCCAGGGATAGGCCGGCTGCGAGGCTGCACCTGTCCATGGATCGTGCAGCGCATTGCCAGCCGGAATATCCATCATCAGAAAGGGATACAGCGTGATTTTGAGGCCGCGGATTTTGAGTTCAGCGATCAGATCACGGACGCTTTGATCGGATGGTGTGCCGCCAAAGGCCGGACGACCGTTCACATTGGACACAAGATGCGCCGTGGCGCGGTCCAATCCGGCGGCCGACCACGTTCCGCCGTAAGTCTGCTTCTGGCGATTGTCGACCCCGGGCATCACCCGGCATTGGTCGCAACGGAGATCGGTGCCGAACCACGCCACGACGATCGCAACGCGTTCGACGTTCGGAGCGACAGACTGCAATTCATCGAGCGAGGCGATGACGTTTGATGGCGCATATGTAATATGTCTGTTCTCAGGCGCCGATTGGCCTGGGCCGAGCTTCTGCACCACTGTTTCTGGTGCGTAACCGAACTCAGTCGCGCCGGGAATGAGTGTGACGGCGCGCACCATTTGTTCAAGCCGGCCTACCGGGCGCACGATCTCGAACGACATTTGCGGAATGCGGTTGCCGAAATTCGCCAGCGGAAGCCGTTCGAACACGACATAGGCGAGGCCTCGGTAGGCCGGCGCATCGCCTTCCTTGGCGACGATCAACGGATCCGGAGTCTGCATTTCGTCGCCGGCATATATGCGTATCGTGATACCGGACAGGTCGAGCGGCTTGCCGTCCGCCCACACGCGCAACACTGTGCCGATCGGGCCTTCGCAGAGGCCAACGGCAAGATTCGCAAAGTACGAATAAGTGGTCGTGTTGGTTGTGACGGCCGATCCACCGCCCATACCCTTGCCGCCACCACTCCCTGTAGTCTGCGACGTGGTGGCTATTAGCTCTTCGAGGTTCGTCGCCCATATTACTTGCCCCGAAAGTCGCGCGCGCCCGTAGACGCGTGGTATCGGCGCACCTTCCGTCGAGGCCATCACCTCGAGGTCTGCGAGGCGCGGCCCTTCCTGTGAAATTTCGCGCCGACTCGCGAACAGCGCGCGATCGATGGCATTGCCGGCAAGCGCACCGACCAGACGGCCGGCGATTGCGCCCGCCGGGCCAAAAACTGTATTGCCGGCGGCAGCGCCGGCGGCTGAAAGAACGAGGGCAGCCATTACCTGATAACTCCGGGAAATTTGAATGCGTAAGCCAGGCGCCTTCGCCACCACGGCGCGATGGCGACCTCCGCAACGGCCGCCCCATCGTGCGCATGCACCATCAGATCGGACGTTGTGACGATGGCCGCGTGTTTGGCGGGCAGATTCGCGCGCCAGCGGAATAACAACACGTCACCGGGGGCGATGTCGGCTAAGGGAGTCGCGATCAGGTGACGTGTCGCCGCCTCCGCCAACGACTCATTCCCCGTCGCCTCGGCCCAATCGGGCGCGTAAGGCGGTGCACGCTCGGGCTCGTCCCCGATAACAGCGCGCCAGATACCGCGCACCAGCCCGAGACAATCGCAACCGACCCCTTTGAGCGAGGCCTGATGCCGGTAGGGCGTGCCGATCCAGCGTCGCGTTTCCGCAACAATATCCTGCCGAAGAACTGACATGGCTCAGCCCTGCCGGCTCTTGCCGTCGTTGCCTGGATGGCCCTGGACGGGATAGCTGATGATGAAGTCGTTGCCGGGAATATGCGGAAAGCCGCGGAAGTTGACGATGTTGTTGAAACGGTCGTGGCACGTCTGGAATTGCTTGTCGCAGCCCGCGGTGACGGTGAAGTTATCGCCGGCCGCAACAGGTTCCGGCATCGCCTGCCAGAGTTCGAAGATGACGAGGCTATTCTTGCGATGCACTTTAACCTCAACGCTCAGACCGGCATTGGCACCGCTTGTGAATGTGAGTTTCCCGCCTGTGAACCAACCGTCGTCGAAACCGTCGAGACCGCTTGCCCTGAAAGCCGATGCTGCGTTGAGCGCGGCCACCACACCGCTGCTGTGAAAGCCGGCAGCCGTGACATCAAACTTGCAGCGGGCATCGCCAAGATCGGCCGAGCAGGTCACGGTATAGAGCCGCCCGCTGTCCTGGGACAGCTGCTCGCTGAGCCCGCGCATTTCGGCCGTGAATGCTGCTCCCTCGCGGCTGACCTCGCCGAGAGTGCCCTTCGCCAGGAGCATGCTCAGATCGGGCTTCGTCCAATCGGTGAGCCACAACTCGACGACCGCCGCATCGTAGCGGCCGGCGGCAAGATCGGCCTCGTTAAGTGTATCGTCGGCAAGCGCGCCGGAAATCTCGGAACTGTCG